TTTTAATAAAGTACCTAATGAAAATGTTGCTGGTTGTGATATGTCCGCATCCTCAAAATCATATCTAACATCCATATTAATATCACTAGAACCTTCTGGTTTAATAGATAACTTAATATAGTGTAGAGTCTTTCTAATACCTACATCACCGTAGTCAATGTCTGGTGTTTTAAACTCTGCTGAGATGCTATCATCATCAAAATGATTACCTTTGTTATGTCCGTGAACATACCCATCGTAATCTCCGTGATATATCTGTTCTACATCAGTAGCAGAATAACTAGAGGTGTATGTTGATACTTCAATACCTTGTAATTCTGCCCACTCCCATACTGGGATACCTTGAGCATTAATCTTAAATGTTCCTACAATACCTTTCTGTGATAACTTAGCTGTAGAATCAGTACAATAGAATAATCTATATTGATTCTGTGTTCTTATTACTGAGCTAGAGATATCATAAGTACTTAGATTGTTTACTAAGGTAGAGATAACTGGTAGTATCTTATGAGAGATAGAGGACAATTCAATATCATCAATACGGGATGTTGCAGCAACTGTACGAATACCATCTGGAGCGAGGAACACAAGGTCGCCACCAATCTCCTGAATACTGTAACCATCTAAGCAACCAATGTTTCTCGTTACATCCACTATAGCAATAGTAGAAGAGCTATTAATGTTTATAAGTTTACTGATACTTCTTTGTGAGAAGATAATTAAATCATCACGGAAAGTCTTAAGACCTGTTACAAGGTTAGTTACGTTAAGAGAACCTGCCGAAGCTCCAGTAAAGGTTGTATCATCGTAACGAGTACTATAATAAACTGTTTGTGCCTTATTAGACCACCCTGCTAAGAGTACGTGGTCTTCGTGTGTGACACAATACTTAGGTCTAGGTACATCAGCATATACTGGAGTACCCGTAGGTAATCCAAATGAATTATATAAAGCTCTTTTAAACTTAAACTTCCTTACACCACTGTCTAGTTTAGTTTGTAAGAATACTGTAGGGTCTATACCGTTAGTAGCTGTGATACGCTTTTCAGTGTTAGGTAAGTATTCAGTAAACTGATATCTTCCTGTATCTGTTTGTGCTACCGCTACACCACTTGATGTTAAGTTTGCAGCTGTTGCCCAAGTTTCTGTCCAAGTATATCCAGCTTCTTCACAAGCTTTCTGTGTAGTAGAGCTACCTGTTGAACAAGTACCGTAGTCTTTATTAACTTGAGTCCAAGCATAACCATCTTCAGTCCAATAGATATTACCATTCTGACATACCCACATACCTTCTTCAAAGGAGTGTACACCTCTAATAGCTTTTGCACTTCCTGAGGGTATCGTAGCAGTATTGATAGCTGCTGTTAATGTAGCACTTGAACCTGAAGAACCTGAATCAGTAATAGTTATTCTAGGAGCTACTTGATAGTTAGTACCACCTGCTGTTAATGTAACTGCTGTGATAACACCAGAAGTAACTGTTACTGTTCCTGTAGCTCCTGTGCCATTACCTTCATCATCTGTAAGTATTATTGTTGTAGTAGCACCATAACCAGTACCACCTGCTGTAATAGCTAGGGAAGTAACAGGACTAGATACAAATTTTCTATAACCGTTTACTCTTCTGTAACCACCGTGAATAGAAGCTTCAAAGTTCTTTAATCGAGTTGCAGCACCAGGCGTTTTGAATAAATCAAATGAGGAAGAAGTCTTATCCAGACCTCCACTAATTGATACTGATACGCCTTGTTCTACTGACATCTATACAAACTTTATTCTATCATCCATCATTGTTGATGGTTGAGGTTTACCTGTATAAGCTTTCATAAGTTTAATCCCTTTCTTATATTCATCTAATGCTAAAGTAGATAGTTGAATATTCTCTTTGAATTGCCAGATATAATATCTAGCTCTCGCCATCATTACTGCTGTCCATTGTTCTGGGTATTTTACTTCGTCATCGTTTGCTGTTAGTTCTGTTAACTGTTCCCAAGCATAGAAGTAAATTCTATATGCTTTGTCAGGTAGAGGTGATAAACCAAACTTACGCCCACAAGGAGACATAATAATTTTAGTAGGTTTACCATAGACTCCTGTATCTTTAGCAGAGTCATCTGATTCTCTAAAGTGTTTCTTCCAAGTATCTACAGCAATAAATTTTAAGGTCTCTCTTTCATAAGGAGAGGTATGTGTAGCTGTCCAAGTATTAGGGGATACACAAGTAGTAGACTCATCATAGTCTGTCCATACCTTATCTGCTGATACACAAGTAGATGCTGTTGTATATGTACTGTCTGAACATACACCGAGTAAGGAACAAGTCCCTACTTCTTCTGTAGTCAGATAGAAGTTATCCCAATCTATTCTACCAAAATCTTTAGCTGTGCCGTGTGCACCGCTTGAATGTTTCTTTAATAAATGCCAACGCTGTCCTATTACTGAGTCTACAAAGTTATTACCGTACTCTGTAGCGTTTGTTGTAGTGGTGGCTAACCAAGGGAACTCTGGGTTCTCATTAGCTATGTCAAAGTATGCTCTATTAATAGCATCCTTAACAAATTTCTGAAGACCTTTGGCAGTCAGAAAGTTAGAAGAAGTTAACTGTACTTCATTTAATTCACCTAATATATCATTAGTTATGCTTAAATAAGTTTTATGTGACATTGCTTCCTCTTATATAATTTGGATAAGGAGCTTCCGAAGAAACTCCTTAAAGGGTACTACTTAGTCAATCTTGATTGTAGCAATCGCTAAAGCTTCAGGACGTAATACTTTACGACCCCAAACCAATAGACCACGAACAATATCTTTGAATGAGTTATTATCTCTAATAGACTCAACTGTAGATAGTGCTTGTGCACACGATACTGCTGACATATGTCCAGCAAGAATAGTATGTGTCGGGCTACCAGCACCAGTAGGTGTTGCTACGTTATTAGACTTGTACATCTTGAAGCCGCGAAGCTCACCTGATGCAACTAGACCATTACGTAGACCACCATTACCTTGGTTATAATCAACTGACATTAACTTAGAACTAGTCTTAGCTAACTCTTCATAGAACTCAGGTTTAGCAACAACCCAACGATTCTCTTCTGGAACGTTTGCATCATCTAATAGACGGGCAAGACGTGCTAACACATCTAACGGGTCTACTTCTGATGTTCCAAAACCAGTGTCAATTGGTGCAGCTACAGTACCATACGTATTAGAGGTAGCACCTGCGACAGCTGCTGCAATTACGTTAGTATCGAAAGCATCCTTTAACTGGTATGCTGCGTTGTCAGACGCAATCTGTTGCCAGTTTACGTGAGAGAAACGCTTCTCTAAGTCATCAACCTTAAACTGAAAGTACTTAGCTTGGTCAATTGATAATACTAACTCTTGGTCAGTTAGCTCGGTATCACTAAGTGAAGCCATACCACGAGTATAATCAGATACTGTGATAGTTGGTTCTTTAATGATGTTAACTGTATCACCGAACTGAGCGATGTCGCCCATATAGTCTGTGTTACAGATTGCTTCGGCTACTGCCGACTTACGGAAGGCAACTTGTACCTTCTTTGAAAAAACTTCTGGTAGCCAGAACGAGTTAGTTTGTCCCGATGTGGCTACTAGAAAGTTATTTGGGGTTGTTCCTGCTTCAAAACCCATATCTTTCTCCTAGTTAGAAAGTAAACAACTACAGTAATGTAGGTATGTACTTATCTTATTACTTAATAAAACTAACCATTTACTATTCGTCCAGTTGTGAAGGCATCATCAAGTTCTTCTTGAAGTTGTTCATACTGGTCTACAGAAAGGTTAGCAATTTCTGAGGTTGTCCAAAGTTTCTCTTGAGGCGAATGGTCTTCAACTTTCGTTTTGACTGACACTGCATCTGCAGCAGAGCCTCTCGTATCTCTCTTAGGACTAGTTTTTTTCGACACAGCCTCAACTTTACTAGGGGCAATACCAACATCCTGTTTGTACAAGTCAATTGCTCTCGAAGCTAATGTAGAGTCACCGTGGTTATCATAAATCCAAGACTGAATTGCTTCAGGTTGTACTCTAGCCCAATCGTGGAATTGTTCAGATTCTCTGATATCTCTAAAGTCTGGATGCAGATTAAGAAGTTCTTGCTCTGCTGCTCTACGGTTTGCTACATTCTCTTTTTCTGATAACTGTTGAACCTGTGACTGTAAATCAGCCAACTGTTCTTCAGCTCTCATATGAGCTACTGTCTCTACTACATCATAAACATCTGGATAGTCCTCTCTAAAAGTAGCCAGTTCTTCTGGGGTTTTAGGGGTGGTATAGGTAGGGCGGTTAGATAACATCTCTGCTTTGAGAGCTTGTTCTTTAGACCTCCAGTCTCCTAGTTTTCTATCATAATGTTTCTTCAAATCATCGTAACGTTTTTTAAAGTCGACCTTCTTGAATTTCTCATTAGGTTCTTCTTTATAAGAATCGTCTGCCTTGGTGGCTTCTTGGGGAGCAGTCTCTGTAGTAGCTTCTTCTTCTAAGATTGGTTTCCTACCGTTAGATATTACTGCTTCCTTCCGAGGGGCAAGGTATGCTAAGGAATCATCAGCACTTTGTACGCCTATAGCGGCATCTTTATTGCTGTTGTCCCAACGCTTCTTTGCGTTATAAGGATTTGCTTGTGGTTGTTGGATTTCCTCCGTTGCTGTTGCTGTTGTCATATTGACCTCCATTAAGTGCCCATTTTTTGTGGGGTGGCTTTCGGGGTTACTAAAATCCAAGGTGTCCTAAAAGGAGTAGCCTTGGGGCTATCACTACAAAGTCAGTCTATGTCTCGTCAGTTTGACTGGGGGTTTGTAGTTAGTTTATAATTCTTAACTGTACACAGGTCGGTTAATTAAACCACCTGCTGCAAAACCTTCATCGCTCATCTGAGCAAAGGTTTGTTTATCTGAAGATTCGTCAAAGTCTACTTCTGCTTTAGACATCATCTTACGTAACTTAT